AATAGCAACTAGCGCTTAAAATAATATAACCGTGAGTGGGGTGTAATGACCCCACTCTTTTACAAGGGGAAATAAAATATGGTACAAGTAGTAAAAAAATTATTCGATGGTAATAGAAAAGCTGTTTTCAGCTTTAATGCCACCATTGCTTCAACAACAGCTGAATCCTACACTGTAAATGCTTCAGATTTAGATGCTAATATGGTTTCAGGAGCAGCGTGTGCTTCAGTGGACATTAATAAAGTCTGGTGGAGTGTGAACAATACGTCTGTTCTTAAACCGCTTAAACTTTTCTGGGATGCGACTACAGATGAACTTGCATTAACGTGCAATTATTCTTCTAGTCATGATTATAGTTCCATAGGAGGCTTGAGAAATACGCAGGCAAGTGGTTACACTGGAGACGTATTAATTACTTTTGAATCTGTAACCAACAGTGATACAGCAACTTGCGTTATTGAGCTTTTAAAACGATACTAGGAGGTTAAATGGCTTATTCAGGCACTAGAACATTTAATCTTCAAATTGAAGAGATCATCGAGGAGGCATTCGAGAGATGCGGACTTGAGGTTCTTGGCGGTTATGACTTAAAGACTGCCAGAAGATCCTTGAATCTCATGTTTTCAGAGTGGGCCAATAGAGGTCTCAATCTATGGACAATTGATTACGGAACAACTACGATGGTTGCGGGTACAAACTTTTATACCCTTGATCAGAAAGTAGTTGACGTAGTTGATGCTGTGATCACAACAACAACTGATGCTACCGCAAATATGGAGGGTGATTCAGATACAACTGATGTGGCAATCACTAAAATTTCACGCACTGAATATATGAATCTTTCGAGGAAAGAACAGACTTCAACTGGAGATGCCAGGCCTACTCAATTTACAGTTATTAATGGACAAGTCACGACTGCCTCTGGCAGTGATTACGGAAGACCGGAAAATGACATAACTATGTTTGTTTATCCCAGTCCGGATAAGGCATACATCATGAAATATTTTTATATAAATAGAATTCAAGATGCAGGAGATTATAATAATTATGCAGATGTTCCTTTCTATTTTCTTCCTTGTTTAGTTGCAGGATTAGCTTATTATATATCCATGAAAAGATCACCTGTATTGACTGCAAACTTGAAAACTGTATATGATGAAGAATTTCAGCGAACAGCTGATGCTAACCGGGAACGAGTCTCGTTTAGAGTTAAACCTGCACAGGCGTATATACCGTAGGAGATACTATGGCTAAATGTGAAAAATGTAAGTGTGGAGACAATTGTCAATGTACAGACTGTGAATGCAAAAAGGAGGAATCATGAGAAATGATTATGGACTAAGACATCAACACGAGAAAGGATCCTTTAAACAGAAAGCAAAAGGTTCTGGAGGCGGAAAGCGTTTGATGGGTGGAAAACAAGGCAAAGGAGATATTGCTAACAAAGAGAAGTTAGATAACATGACCATTAATAAGAAGGGTCAGCCTTTGACTAAACACGTAAAAATGTAGGAGGAAAAATGAGCAAAGATTGGCTAAAAGGCCGAGGACAAGTTTCTATACCTAAACCTGCTAAAGCTGGAGTTAACAGTGATAAAGGAACTGTTAAAGGCGGAGCAGGCCAACCATTAAAAATGGCTGGTAAAGGTCCTGTCAAGGGCACTATGCAAAATATGGGAGCTGCCAAGAAAGGCGGCAAGTATACTTGGACCGGCGCGAATAATACTAAATGGTAGGATAAATGGCGCATGCTAGTGGAAAATTTGCCATCGCTATTTCTGATCGTAGTGGATTACAATTCCCCTACACGGAAATGGTTAAGGAATGGACAGGCGCGTGGGTGCATACAAGCGAGTATGAACCTAAGGCTCCTCAGTTGATGCCACACGAGCATTCACCGGATCCTCAGTCGTTATTACATCCTAGGCCAGGAAGAGTTGCACCGGATACAACCAGGCTTCTTCCAGTAAATCCTTTTTATTTTACTGCTTCAAGCACTACAGTTAAGGTACATGCACCTAGTCACGGTTTTACAACATCGGATACAGTTATGTTTTGGAGTGCAACAAACAGTGGAACAGAAGGAACTACAACACAATTTCAAGGAATGGGCGTACAAGGAACTGACAGGTTTGGAGTGGCCCCTTCAGAGTTGGAATCAGCTTCTGGTTATACACCAACACCTGATACCTCTAATGTTACCCCTGATGGGCCGGATCTTAAATCCAATTTTTTCACTATAACAATTAGTTCTACACCTACCGCAACTGGTTATGGCGGTGGAGGACTAGTATTTGTAGGACCTATAACGGTGAGCGCATGACAACATATACTGAATTAGTTACACAAATAAGGGATTACACTGAGACTGACAGTAATGTTTTAACGTCTGTAATAGTTAACGACTTTATAGAACATACCGAGAACAGAATTCTTCGTGACTTGGACATACCAATATTCACTTCACATCAATATTCAAACTTTACTGCATCATCTGGCTTTTTAACATTGCCAGGAGGGTCTTCTCTTACGCCTACAGAATTTTCAGTCATTAACAGCGTGCAAATTTACACTGCTGTCGGAGCTGCTAGAACATATCTAGAACGAAAAGATGTAAGTTACATGAATGAGTATTGGCCTAACAGGGCAACCGAAGGAACACCAAAATATTATTCACAATGGGATTATAATACTATATACGTAGTACCAACTCCTGATGCGGCGTACTTTAGTGAAGTTAGTTTATCTAAGTTACCAGATAGATTGACTTCAAGTAATGCCACCACATGGATAGGAGACAACGCACCTGCATTGATTTTGTATGGCTGTCTTGTCGAAGCCTTCAAATTCTTGAAGGGACCGGCAGAAATGCTGCAATTATACCAACAATCGTACGAGACCGCTTTACAAGAGGTAGCTGCGCAACAAATGGGCCGTGGAAAACGGGATCAGTATATGGCAGGCGTTATTAGAATGCCTCGTCCATCAATTCAACCCGGACTAGGCTCACAAAAAATACCAACTCAAGGAGGACGATAAGATGGCATTTACAGGATCAGCTGTATGCAACAGCTTTAAGACGGAAGTTTTACAGGGCATACACAATTTCAATACATCTGGCGGCAATACTTTTAAGCTTGCATTGTATACCAATTCTGCAAGCTTAACTAAATCTAGCACTGTCTATACTACTTCAGGTGAAGTAGCATCAGGTGGAGGATATACTACTGCTGGAAACACTTTAACAAGCGTTGATCCGGCGTTAAGCACGGACACCGCATGTTGTGATTTCAGTGATACTAGCTGGACATCTGCGACAATTACTGCGAGGGGAGCACTTATTTATAATAGTGACGCTACCCCGGACAATGAACAGGCTGTGGCTGTATTAGATTTTGGCGGAGATAAGACTTGCACAAGCGGAACGTTTACAATTCAGTTTCCAACTGCCGACGCATCAGACGCTATTCTAAGACTAGCGTAGGAGAACTATGGCTTTAGTCTTAAATGATCGCGTCAAGGAGACGTCAACAACTGCAGGGACAGGCACTTTAGATTTAGACGGTGCGGTAACCGGATTTGAAACATTTGTAGCAGGAATAGCAACTACTAATACTACCTATTATTGTATAGCACATCAAACAGAAGATGAATGGGAAGTAGGATTAGGAACGGTTACGGACGCTTCACCGGATACTTTATCCCGTGACACTGTAATCTCGAGTTCAAATAGTGATGGCAAGGTAGACTTTACTGCCGGCACTTTGGATGTATTCTGTACATTCCCAGCCAGCAAGACGATGGACATGGCCTTGACCACGGCCGGCGATACGGTGTACGCCTCAGCGGCGAACACACCGGCACGGTTGGCGGTGGGAACAGGACTATACACTCTGCAGACTAATTCAGGAGGAACGCTACCCGAATGGGCCGCGTCTCCTCAATCAGTCATGACGGCGACGGGAGACATCTTATATGCCTCCGGGGCCAACACACTGGCGAAACTGGCGGTAGGAAGCGATACTGAAGTACTGACACTGGCTTCAGGAGTTCCTTCGTGGGCTGCAGCAGCGACTGGAGACATTACATCTGTCGTAGCAGGAACAGGATTAAGTGGTGGAGCAACCAGTGGAGCTGCGACATTAAATATTGACACTACGGGAGTTAGCGCAGGGTCATACACCAACACGGATTTAACAGTTGATGCACAAGGGCAGATAACTGCGGCCTCATCGGGCACAGCAGGCGTTACAGCCGGTTTTTC